TTAAACGGGCTACTATTCATGCTGTTTCTCCAAACATTTCCTGTCCAATCACAGTGATGGCAACGCCATTGCGCCCCCTCACCGTCAATAGAAATTGACAGACAATGCTCATGTTTGTTTTTTGTACGGGTGCTACTGCACTTGGGGCAAAGTATTTTTGATTGCCCCTCAGACAGCGCATTGATGGCGAAGCCTTCGCTTGCCAGAGAATCCCAGAAGTCCAAGGCTAGGGAGCCGTCTTGAATCTAACGCGGCCATCGGGAGTTATCTTTCTCCCGACAGGGTCAGTCCTGTTCTCCAGTGCAGCCTTGGCATCTTGCTTGGCAAGGTAGGCTGATGTGCTTAGGAACCAGCGTTGCTGGGTCTTGATCTCTGCGTCGTATGTGAGCCAATCGTCACGCGATTGCAGAACTGCATCTAGGTTTGGAATGTTTTTGTAGCTACTTACCCACCGATCATAGTCGGCTGGTTTTAGCTTGATTGTGTTGCCGTTGAATTTATATTCAGTCGAACTCGCCATTTCTAATTTGCTCCTTTGTTGCGATTTGGAACTGCCTCATTTCATAATGATTCACAGGCTCCATGTCCTGCTCATCTCCCCTGTCTTTCCTGCCTCCCCATTGGATTGAATCCGGTTTGGCATTCACCATACTCAAGTAGCCCACGGTTCCGCATGACCACTCCACAATTAAAAATACATCCAATCCGGTTGCACTTGCAAGAGATTTCGCGCTTGCCACCTTGTGACTGCTGATCATATATGTTGGGAACGTACCGAAAGGATGCGTTCTTGTTTTGATTTCACCAAACCCCTCTACCTCTCCTGCATCGTTAATAAACGAGTAGTCGATGGCGTACATTTTCGGGTTTGGCTTTGCTTGAATGTCCCACATCACAGCAATTTTACCCGCCAAAGTGCTTTCGCGCTCGCGGTCTTTGCTTGTTTCGTACACTGGCCTCATAAGAGTTACCTCTGTTGCGATAGTTAGATCGGATGGAGAGAGAAGGACGCTCCCCCCAAACCCCCCTCATCAAAGGAGATTGGAGAGAGAAAGTCAGATCGGACGGAGCCGAGCATGGACATTACCGCGAATTTGTATAGCGCCCTTGCGGTCTTACCCCCTTGCGCATTTCTTGCTTTCTTAAAAAAGCACAGTCACAATCCCCTTGTCAACTTCTCATCACAACTTGTTGACATCCTTTGTTGCGAAGGAAGGCTCATCGTCACTGGCGTTGCCCCGTCTGTGGCGATGGGCCATTTTCGTTGTGATCAATCTCCGTGATAGTTACTTCTGCTCTGGGATTTTCTTTGTCCAGAAATCTACGGCTGCTGATTTGTTTAAACTGCCTGTCGTTTTCGTACAGCAATCCCTGCATCGCATCGAGCAGAATGCTGGGATCAAGATCCTGTCTGCGTGTTGGGTAGTAGATGTCTGCGTGGAATGACAGGTCGCCTTCAAGCATGTTGTCCATCTTCCCGATCTGCGCTTTCACATCCTTTTCAAACTGAATAGCGGCCTTGGATTTTATGAAGCGAGGCTTACCCCCGAAGGTGACAAGACGCCGACTGTTAGACTTGCTTTGCGCTACTCCAAAAATTATTTTGTTGACAGACCGTTTTTCCATGTGTTCCAATCGTACCCCATACCTATCGCAACAATGGTAACACATGAACTACACCAATAAGTTAGGGCTTCCTGCCCCACTAGCCGCAGCGCTGACACGCGACAGCTACACCAAGGGTGATGCGTCGTTTAGTGCGACGGGCTTATTGCGCCCACCTCGCATGGCAGCTTTGTTCGATGACCCGAACAACATTATGTTTAGAGATGTGAGCAGTAATCTTTGGACGCTGTTTGGAACAGCAGTCCACAACATTCTTGAAGACTCAAAGCATCCCGATTTCATAACGGAGGAGCGCCTGTACTGCTCTGTGAGCGGCGTAAAGCTATCAGGTGCCATAGACGTACAGCATGTACAACCGGACGGCACACGAGTCTTACAGGACTACAAGACTCGCAAAGCGTATGGCGTTATGAATAACGACAGCGACGAGAAGCAACTCAACATCTACGCATACATAGCGCACAGGAACGGCATCGAAGTAAGCGGGTTGCAAATCATTAACTTCATTAAGGATTGGAGCAAGCACGACGCTGCTCGAAAACCCGAATACCCACAACACGACATTTGGATTCAAGACATTCCTCTTTGGCCTATCGAAAAGACGGAGAAGTTTGTTGTTGAGCGGATCGCTGCACATCAAGAGGCTCTGTCTGGCAAGTTACCTGACTGCACAGACGAAGAGCGGTGGCTCCGAGAGGAGAAGTTTGCAGTGATGAAGGAGAAGCGGGTACGCGCAGTGCGTGTGTTCGATTCAATGCAAGAAGCTGAGACATTCATCTCGGCACAAAAGGATGCAGACAAACACAGGATTGATCACCGTCGAGGACAACCTCTACGATGCGAGCAGTTCTGTGATGTGTCGCTGTACTGCGACCAGTATGCTGCGTTTAAACAACAAGGAGAAAGTGATGAGTGATGTTACCTACGGTGACATTTGGGAGAAGTTGTATCCAATCAACTGTACTGAGTTTGCCAAGAGCAAAAACAACTTGACGTATCTCGCTTGGAACTCCGCATGGAGGCTCTTGATGATGGAGTATCCAGATGCGCACTATGAGTTTCAGCCAATGGAGGATCATCCAGACGGATCACAGACGGTGCACTGCATTGTGGTTATCGGAGGTTTGACACGGCGCATGTGGCTTCCTGTGATGGACTACAAGAACAAGGCAATTGCAAACCCTAATGCGCGTGATGTCAGCGACACCAAGATGCGCTGTTTGGTTAAGTGCATTGCCATGTTTGGCTTGGGGTTCCACATCTTCCAAGGTCAAGTGCAGCCAGAGGACACTTGGAACGATGACTCAGATGAGCCAGCGGAAGAGCCGGTCAAGGAGCCAGAGGCAAAGAAGAAGCCCAAGGCAAAGCCAAAGGCCGAAGAATCTAAGGATATGTTTGTTGAAGACACTAATGTTTTGAAGGATGAGCTTGCTCACGCAGCAACCATTGACGAGGCAAAGGAAGTTATCAATAAGTATTTCCCATCAATCAAACAAGGCTATGCGGATCACGAAGGATTCCAAGGCTTGCTTGACCACATCCAAGAGCGCTTGGATCAAATCAAAAACCCAGTACCACAAACAGAAGGAGAACCGTTCTAATGGCATATGAAAGAAAAGATCTGCAAGGAGCAGCGTTTAAGAACGACAAGAAAGAACTGGATTGGCATGCCGATTTCAGAGGCGACATTCTTGTTGACGGAGTGGATTACTACTTGGATATAACCAAGAAGGTGGCAGCGTCTGGATCGAACTACCTTCGCGTGACGCTCAAGCCCAAGGCGCAAGATGCGCGAGCCTCTGCCGAGGCAGCGGTGTCGCCGTTTAAGAAAGCGGAGCCAGCACCAGACGATGACTTTGACTTTTAGGGGGCCGTATGAGCAAGACAAAAGGATATGTATTGGGCCTTGAAGATAAGCTGTCGCAGTCTGAATCAGACATCAGGGCAGCTAGGCGCAAGCTTAGAGGACTAGGCGTGGAGGTTATGAAGACTCACATGCCTGACCCATCTATTGACGAGGACATGCTTACCAATTTAGACGAGCGCATCAAGGACGCGAAGTTGATACTGGACGGACTGAACTCTCTGGTAACGACAGCAGAAGAAATGGTGAAGGAATTTGCAGAAGAAAACGTGGTCGAAAAAACTACGAAGCCGTAGGCATCTGCAAACGGTGCGTGAACAGGGCTGCTTGGTTTGTTACAGGCCAGCCCAAGCACACCATCTTACCTTTGTAGAGGAAGATGGATTGCGAGGTATGCGAAGAAGCGGGGATCAACACGCAGTCCCTTTATGTGATGACCATCACAGACAGCTTCATGCGCATGGCAACGAAAAGCGATGGTGGGCGCTACAAGGTATCGACCCCATGGCGTGGTTAGAAATGTTTAAACGCAACGAAGGAATGAGAGATGACAGCGAAGAAGACAGCGAAGAAGAATAGCCCTGCTAAAAAGAAAAAATACTATGTCACTAAGAACGACATGATCCTTAACCTACAACAGCAACTGGCTGTTCAACAGGAGCATCACGAGAATAATCTCGCGCACCTACAGTCCGAGATAGAGGATAGGGACGAAGCCATTCTTTACCTTGAAAAAGATTTAGCGCAAGCACGATCTGTTATGCAGAAGCATTTTGCGCAACGGTACATATCTGATGATGTGTTTGATTTGTGCAACAAACTATCAGCAGAAGACGTTTCTGCAATTATGCATGTGTTTAGTGAGCGAATGACGTTTGTTCTCGAAGAAAATAAATCGGGCGATACGCGACAGATATTTACCGACACTGAGATAGATTGCTTTGCCGCAGAGTCTGCCAGTATTTTCGTTTACTTAACTGAGGATAATCCCGATGGAGATTAAACCGGCTCGCAAAATATACGCACTAGAGGCGCACATAACGACGGTGAAGTACTTCTCAATAGAGGCTGACTCTTTGGAGGAAGCAAAGGAGAAGGCGACCAACGAAGCCAGAAGATTTATGGGCAAAGATTGGAGAGGGCTAGTTATTAAGGAGGCAGACGATGAAGGGTGAGGACATAGCGGAAAGCTTTGAGGCAAAGAAGTATGCGTATCGGCAATCGAAAGATGGGATGGTCTTGTCTTTTGTGCTGCACCCCAGTGATGTGCCAAAGGATATGGCCACCTCCCCAATCGGGCAGCGGTATATGATTGCCTGTGCGCAGATAGATGACTTTGAAAACCCCATCAGGCCAGCGGCTGTTACGGACGCAGAGAGAGCTTTAGCTAGGGCCAACCTGATATGTAGGGATGAGTCGTATATCAAATGGGTTCGCATGAATTACTATCAATGGCACCCTGTTGATGAGACTCAGAGCGACGAGGACTATGCGGCAGATGTCATTAGATTTATTTGCGGCATCGGATCTAGGTCAGAACTCAAGACAAACGAAGAAGCTAGGGAGCGTTTAAACGAACACCTCAAGCTGTTTGAAAGCGAGGTTAGCGCATGAAGACTTGGTATACCGAGGAGTTGCGCAGGTTACGCGCCGACCAAGGGATGTCGCTTCAAGAGTTGGCCGACAAAGCTGGCAGCACTAAGAGTTATGTTGGTCAGGTGGAACGCGGTCTACGCAACCCCAGCTTCGGGATAGTGGAGAACTTGGCCAACGCTTTGGGTGCAAAGGTTTACATACAGCTAGAGGCTCCAGAGCCTCCTACCGCTGCTGCAAAAGATAAGCGCAAACGCACTTCCATTGTAAGCAGATTTATGTAACAACAGTGTTAGGTCAGGGCCTTGATCAGCCGCCGTAGCACGTTCCCGTCCGTGTATGACCGAAGGCGGGTTCGCAACATAGGACGATTTATGCATTTCAATGTAGGCGACACTACATCGCACCCAATCCTGCATGGCTTGTTGACTATGCCTCAATCAACTATAAACCTAAGCCACAAAGGGGGTGCTTCAGGATTTATGGTGAGGCATGACGGGACTGTAACTCAGGCCGTTTCTTTGCCGCTACCGCCCAAAACACCTAAGCGCATCTATAGCAGCAAGAAACAGGTGCATGTCACTGCGGAATACAACAGGTCTGCCGTGTACCTACTGTTTAATAAGGGTGAGATTGTTTATGTTGGCCAGAGCGTGAAGCCCTTGCAGCGTATCGGGCAGCATCAGAGAGATAAAACTTTTGATAGCTACAGGATTTTATACTGCGCCGAGAATCGTCGTTTGTATTGGGAGTCTAAGTTAATTGACGCGCTCAACCCGCCACTCAATAAGACCGGAAAAACTTTCCGGGGAACCCGGTAGCGTTTAAACGGCCACCTACAAGAGTGTTTTAGATACCCGTAGTGAAATCAAAACACAGTTATAGGTGCTGTTTAAACACGGATAGTAGAGGATAATCTACATGATTACTTACCGAACTTCTGCTTCTGTGATTTAGGCGGAGACTTTTTGCTACCACCCTTGCCGCTCCAGAACATCTTGTTTGCCCAGTAAGCTGCTGATGTTTTGCCCTTCTTGATGTTCTTTGCATGGCGAGCTTTGAAACTTTTCCTAGCCTCATCACTGTAGTTGTGGCCCATCTTCTGATCACCAAAACGAATGATCTTCATCTTCCCGCCATCGCGCACAGCCACGACACCTTTCTTTGTCTTGTGGCTAGGCGTTCTCTTTGGCTTGTTTAAACCAGAAAGGCCAACCTTCTTTAGCCTATTCTTCTCTGCATCTGTCAAACTCATTTGCGGTGCCTCGCTGTTTTCTTGGCAACTTTCTTCGGTTGAGCGCTATGCTGCTTGCCCTTCTTTGTGTCTGCCCGTTTCTTCTTTGATGTCGCTGCATACTCTTTGCTGGACAGAGACTTGATTGCTTTCTCTGGCAAGTACCGCTCGCCTGTAGCCTTCTTTCCTTGGGTGCTAGGCTTGCCTGACTTGGTTCGCCACTTCTGTTTTGTCCACTTCTTGAGGGACTTCTGTGACTTCTTGAGAGGCATTACTTGTACCCACCACCGGCATCTTTGTATGCCTTAGCTAGCATCTGGGCTTTACGCGCCGACCATTGACCAGCCTTGCCGCCCTTCGTTCCTGCCTTGATACGGTTGAACTGACGCTTACGCATCTCTGGCTTGGTGTAATTGCCAGCCTCGTTGACGCGAGACTTGCTCTTTTTCTTCTTAACCTTTCCGCCTTTGGCGTATCGTTTAAACATAATCGCCGCTTCTTATCATCTCGGTTACTTCCACAGCGCGGTTGCCAACCTGTTGGCTCCAACGCGAATCCATAAACTCATCGGCTGCAATGTCGAACTGCTCGCGGCTCATTGCTTCAATCGCTTTCACAAATCCGCGCAGTCTTGTCATGCCGAGGTTAAAGCTTATGTCGATCATCGCATCCTGTCGCGCCTCATTCAAAGCCGGAAACCAGAAGTAAGTATCGGTCAACTCCTGACGGACTCTCGTGATGTCGTTCTCCAGCAAGTAATCTATCTCGTCTTCAGAAAGCCCAAGACCACCGTTCTCGTCAATGTTGCGCCCGACACCTACAGTGATCATATCCTCTGAACACTTGTACGCATGGCTGCGCACACCCTCATGCCTTCGCAGCATCTCTATTAAATCTTTTGACATCTATTTCTCCCTGCTAACGCCTTGTACTTTTTCGTAGCTACGCATAGCCCCAAGGCCCAACATGCCCATCATCACAGGCACTAGCAATGTTGTGTCTATCTCCGGCACTTCGACCCAAATGCCAAGTATGTTTGAAAGAATCGTATTGTATAAAAGACCCAGCGCACACACCCAACCGATACAGGGTCTCCATCCGCTAACAAATATACTATGGTGCGCAGCCTCAACCTTGTTTACTTCTAACTGGCCTTTAGCCAGTTCCTGCGCATGTCGCTCTGCCATTGTCGCAATCTCGTGCGCCAACGCATTCTTCTGGTCTTTGTCCTCAATTACTTTATCTAGTAGCTGAGTTGCTGGGCCTATGAGTGATCCGAGTATGCTCATCGTTTTGCCATGTACGCAGTAGCGCCAAAGTATAGCCCTACAATGCTGGCCTGACTAAGAAATAGCATGTCACTTAAAGAAGCAAGGGTGGACAGGC